GTCAGTATCTGCCCATACCCTGAAATTCTTGACTCTGGCTTTTGCACAGAAATCCCAATCTTCTGATATAGTGTTTTTATGATCTAGCGCTACATGATATTCAAATGCAGGTTGTCCCACACCCTCGAATACTTCGCGTTTTACTAATACACAGCCAAATCCACAACCACCTATTTCTACTAGTTCCCTATCCCTTAGATCTGCCCAATCCATGTTACCACCTTCCATGGAGTATATTTCCAGAATTTGTTCTGACTTTCGTTGTCTGTATACGCCACTTACAATATCAACATCATGATCAATAAATTTTTGCAGAACATTTGTATCGAATGTAACATCACTATCCACGCTAAACAAATAATCATAATTGCCCTTGATTACCCAGTCAGCAATTAAGTTGCGTATTTGATCGATGCGATATCCATAGAAATACTGAAAGTCTACTTCAATATTGTCAAAAACTATCTGATCATAGATGCTTTTGAAAGTATCAACTTCTATATTTTTGGCAGTTGGGATGGCTACTAGAACTCTCTTTTTGTCAGTGGAATATTTTCTGGGAGTGTCTAACCAATCAACAGATCTGTTGAGCACATATTCAGCATTTAGATTTTGTTCCTTTCCGTGTATTTTATAATCATTGTCTGCATGAGCATCGTTGTATACATACCAAACTTCGGGAACACAAACCACTTTGTCAGGATGTGCGGCTTCCAAGGCTGCATAAAAAAGTGCAGTATCTCCCCCTGCCTTGAGCCAGTTACCATCTGCATCCTGATATGTACTGTCCTTGTATATATGAAGCATACGAGCTCTGAATGTTCTAAGATGAGTGTATGGCATATTCCAGGAAAATTTGTGTGTCCTGTATAGTTTGTGTTGTTGAATATTGGGCGGATAAGGCTGTGCAATCAAAGGAATATTGTCTACCAAACTCCAACAACTACCATAACTAAATTCACAGTCATTGTGGTATAGATTGTTTATTTTATGAAATATTTCAGGATCTGGATACAACCAATCATCCCCATCAACAAGTAACACAATATTTTCTGGATCTAATTGGTTAATTAGCTCCACTTGATTTCTAACTGCTCCTTTGTTTTGGTTGTTGTTGTATACTTTGACATTACAATCTGGTATTAAATTTTTTAGCACGTTATCTATTACAGGCAAAGGATCGTCAGAACTGGCATCATTTATTAAATGAACAGTATAGTTATCATAGTCTTGTGCAAATATACTTTCCATACACATAGGTAAAAATTTTGTTGCATTGTAAAATGGCACCACAATATCCAGATGTTGTTGGTTTTGTCTTATTACTGGGTTATGATGGGAATTGGAAAACCTCGTACCAAATACATGTTTTACACGCTGATTTATTTCTGATACCTGTCTGTATTCTGTTTTGTTTAAATAATTGTACTTTAATTTGGAACAAAAATGTTGCTTCCATTGCAAGGCCACAGTGTCCCAGGTATTAATTCCTGCGAGCTGATTACATGCATATTGTTTTTGTTGATGCAAATATCTATTTGAATATGCTTCTACTGTAAGTTTTACAAATCTCTCTTCCTGATCTGATGCTACTATGTGTGGAAAAAGTCCGTTGGGTTGTATAGCATAAGGAGTTTTCCAGCATGCCTGATTAATTGCAACTTCCTCAAGCGCACCAAATATATTACATATTACTGGAGTATTGTAACTTAATGCTTCTAATACACTTATACCAAAAGTTTCAGGGAATTCGCCAGGATATAGCATGTAACTAGATCTGATCATCCATGCTGCAACCTCCTGTGGAGTAACTATTCCTGTAAAATGAATATCTAATTCAGGATTATTTTCAGCATATGATCTGAGATTTTCATATGTAGTTTGTTGCTCATCTTTGGTGTGATCATCTCCAAATTTATAGTACCCTCCTAGGATTGCTAACTTTGCTTTAGGCAACTGTTCCTTTACCCTGGGCCAGATACGTTCTACCAAACTTCTCATGCCCTTGGTTACGCTACTATTAAAAACAAATAAGTCATGATCTTTGCGCTCTATATCCACCCATTCCGTGTATTTTGTGATAGCATTTCTGGTCTGAAATATATATTTTTTAAGAACCTCAAAATTTCTTTTTTTGCCATGATCACAATTTGAAATATAGGTTGTATGAAAATCACTAAGCGTAAAAATTTGATCTATCAGTCCGTCCAGACACATGCCCTCTATGAGATCATCGCCATCACAGAAAGTATCATGCATCCATAAAACTCGATATCTACTGGATTTAGCAACAAGATCGAAGTTCGGCATTACAGTAAAAGTTTTAAAACGATCTCTGAGAGTATTGGGTGCAAACGGTGCTACTGTTCTGCTGGAAATCATAATATCGAATCCTTGAGGATAGTTTTCGATTTCCGACAACGGTATGTATGCTACATCATTGTATACTCCAGGTTTACAATCGTCTCTGGTACAATCATTGAATACCTTGACATCATATCCAATCTTAGCTAATTCACGGCTTATTTGTATTACTGCACTTTCCGACCCACCCAGACCTCTGCGATTCAGCGTGTCTCCATCATATGGCAAGCCGAAAACATCTATAAATGCAATAGATTTCATACTTTTACTTACTAGTTTGTTGTCATATAACATAATTTTCGTGGTATCTGCATAAATAAGACTACATACAGTAACACAGACTCTACCAACACAGGAAACAGGAGAGCGTGTAAAAATGGAAGAAGCATTAGGCATAATCGCCGAAGTGGGGTTCCCCATAGCCATCAGTTTAGTAGCTGGTGTGTTTATCTTTGTAGCTGTTAATCATATTCTTAACGGTATTCTGGACCAGCTTAAATTTCTTAATAACATACTTAAAGGTATGGAAAACCGTGTGAGCACCATGAACAATGACACTATCAGAATTGATGTCACAGTGTGTAATGTGTTGGGTATAAGACCAGATATTGATCGTGTTGCCAGAGCAAAAGGCAAAGAAGATGCGAGGAACGACTGATGCCTGAACCCAGAATATATTTAGAATATATCTTTAAATTAGAAGAGGACGGATCCATAGTTATTCCTGATCTAAATCAAGATCAAATTGAAAAAATGGAAATTACAGAGGGTATGCTATTTGAAGCAGAGGTAGATTCAGAAAACGACATTTTAAGATTTAGGAGAAAATCATAATGGATCCTCAGGGCATAGCGTCAGCTATAGCTGATTATGGTTTTCCCATAGTTAGTAGCGGATTATTACTATACTTGGTTTATTTTATATGGAAATTTATTACTGAGCAGATTGAACCGTTAATAGAGGAAATACATGGAACAAGCATAAGATTAATAGATAAAATTCGTATGCTTGATAATGATAATATTAGATTACAGCAAAAATTAGACACTGTAATTGAAATAAGGGAGGCAGAGCATGTTAAAAGGAGCATGGATAATCTTACTGACAACGATAACATTTAATTGCAATGCTACCGAAATAGTTCACAGATTTAAAAACCCAAGCTTTAGTGGCGTGGGTACAAGTAGTCATTATCTAACTATAGAAAATCAGGAAAAGTCTCGCAGAGATAAAATTAAAGAGGACATAGAGTCAGAATTACAAAGATTGGAGCGTGAATCAGAAAATACTACTCTAGCTAAATTTTTGAGAAATTTAGAAAGCAGAATTTACAGCCAGTTATCCAAACAATTGGTGGATCAGATGTTTGGCAATGAGGAAGGTGCTGAAGCAGGCAGTTTTTTTGTAGAGGGCAATACAGTGACTTATAACAAAACTATTGGAGATGATGGTCAAGAAGTTATAATACTTACTATTGTAGCCGAAGACGGTTCTATAACCACAATTGAGATACCCATTGGTGTGGGTAATTTGGGAGGTTAATGAGACTCTTTTTTACAATATTAATTTTGTTTGTGTCTGGCTGTGCTACAACTGTTTCCAATGAAAAATTAGTAACAGATTGGTGTTTTAGTTATTCCATGGAATGCATACAGGCTCCTGAACAAGTAGAATTGCCCACGTACAAAGCATTGAGGGATTTGCCCCCTGCGGAGATTATGCCTGTGGTTGCTGTTTATAAGTTTGATGACCTCACTGGCCAACGCAAGGAATCAGAAAACATAGCACTGTTTAGTTCTGCGGTAACACAAGGCGCTCACAATTTGTTGATAGATAGTTTAAAAGCCGCTGGTGCTGGTAATACAGGTAATGGAACATGGTTTAGAGTGGTCGAACGTGGATTTGGTTTGGATAACTTGGTAAGAGAGCGACAGATAATTCGATCAACCAGACAGGAACACAATGAGAACAAGGCAATGGAGCCTTTGCTATTTGCAGGAATTTTATTCGAGGGCGGAATTGTAGGTTATGACAGTAACATAGAAACAGGAGGTGACGGTGTACGTTGGATGGGCATAGGCGGAGTTACGCAGTTCAGAAGAGATAGTGTCACAGTAAGCCTCAGAGCAGTTAGCACACTCACAGGAGAGGTATTAATGAATGTCCAGACTCACAAGAGTATTTTAAGTGTGGGTATGGGTGCAGATGTATTCAGATTTTTAGATATGGATACAAAACTTTTAGAATTAGAAACTGGTATTAGCTATAACGAAAGCACTACATGGGCCGTAAGAGCAGCTATCGAAGCTGCAGTTTTAGCCATGATAGAGCAGGGAGATATACGAGGATACTGGAAAATAGATCGTTCTACTGGAAGTTTTGATGAAGAATTTGATAATTTTGATCAAGACTTTGGTATAGAACTTTATGAGGAGGGAATATAATGAAATACATTATTTGGCTTTTTGCATTATCTGCAAGCCTGGCTTTTGGTCAAGGCGCAACAGATAATGAAATTTTAATCACGCAGACTGGTAATAATCTTACTTTAACCATTGATCAAGATGGATATGGTAACAAAATATCAGGAGATTCATCACAGGGATCAGACTTGACTCTTACTGGTACCACTATGCAACTTAATATAGATCAGGTTGGTAATAGTAATAAACTTTTTGGTGAAGTTACGTCTGATAGTAGTACTTATAATATTACTTTCACGGGTGATAGCAATGTGTTTGATTGGTTAATAGGTGATCTGGGCTCAGCTGATTCATCAACATTTGATATTGATGTGACTGGTAGTAGTAACACCTGGGATATAGATCAGGGCAGTGCAACTAGTGCAGAGAGACTGGATTTGGATTTAACTTTGATCGGAAGTAGCAATGATTTCGATATTGATGTGGAAGTTGACGATGCTGTGTGGGATTGGGATCTTACTGGAAGCAGTAATGATGTTCTCACAAGTCAGACTGACGGTGCAAATCATGAAATCAATATGACTTATGACGGCGACAGTGGCGATATTGATATCATTCAGAGCTCTGGAACATGTGCAACCGGTATTACTAGTTGTTACAGTGTGGCTACCATGGATATTACTTCTGATAATGCTACTATCACAATTAACCAGACTGATTAAACTATGTTTGATTCCTGGAATTGCATTTGCTAATATTGGTGAAGTTTCAGATATCAATGGAGTTCCTGCACAGATTGAAAGACTAAGTGGTGATCAATTAAAGGCAGGACTTCAGACTAACATAGAAAGCATGGACCAGGTTGAGACTACCAATGGTAGACTCAAAATTGCCTTTGTGGACGAAACCGAGGTTAGTCTGACTGAGCATACCTATTTAGAAATCAATGAGTATGTTTTTGATCCAGATCCAAGTAAAAGTCGCATGGCTCTAAATTTTGCACAGGGTACAGCTAGATTTGCTACTGGAAAACTGGGATTAGTTCCCAGGGAAAATATTAGTATTCAAACTCCTACAGCAACTATAGGTATCAGAGGAACAGATTTTACTACGACAGTAGATGAGCTGGGTCGTAGTTTGGTTATACTTTTGCCAGACGCTAACTGCCTGGATGCCCGTAGCTTGGAAGCAGGATGTGTTCCCAGTGGAATAATCAATGTTACAAATAGAGGAGGTACTGTGACTCTGGATCAGGCTTATCAGGCAGTCATGGTAAGCACCATGGAAACTGCACCAACACAGCCTGTGATACTGGAAAATATTACTGTAAACATGATAAACAATATGTTTATTGTAAGTGAGCCCAAGGAAATTTCTGAACAACAAAGTGTTGAACAAACATCCAGTAGTGACTTACTTGATTTTGATGACTTGGACAAGGATTTTTTGGAGGAGGATCTGTTAGAAGTTGATGATAATAATTCTATAGAGTTTAGTGCTCTTGATATTGACTATCTGGGAGTGGATTTACTGGGGGATTTACTGGATATCATGGATCTTGAAGTAGGTGAACAACTCAATGAGGAATTACTAGATGATAATCAAGGTGTTGCTAAAATTACTGGTACTTTGAATCCAGGATTTGATCCTTTAACTGGTTATAACACAATCATGGAAACTACCACAGTCTGGTTTTATAGAGACATGAATGGTGTGATTAGTTTAAGATTAGATGCGGCAGGAACATATCAAATTTCAACACAATCTGAAGGTAAAAATAGTTTAATATGTGTTAATGGATGTGGGGGGAGCACAATTTTTATCAAACAGGGGGGAGGATAATGAGTAAATTATGGACATTATGGGCTTTGAGTATTTTAGCTATAATTTGGTGTATTCCTGCACCTGCTAATAATTTGTTGCTAGTGGATCAAACAGGTGATAATTTAAATTTAACTATTGATCAAGCAGGATCAGGTAATAAAGTAAGAAACTTAAACAATCCATCAAGTAAGGCTAGTTTAAATGGTGCTAATTTAATTCTTACAATCGACCAAGCAGGTAAAACAAATGATACTGGATTATATACCAGCGGCACAAACATCACTTTATTAAGTGAGCAAGATGGTGACTACAATGATGCGTTTCTGGACAGTCATGGAAATTATAACACACTAAAAATACAACAATTTGGTGATTATAATTACGGTTGGGTAGAAGCAGGCACAAGCAATAGTAATTCTTCTAATTTATTGCAACTCTATCAGGCAGGTGACAATCATTATGCCTACGTGGAAGCAATTAGTGGTCAGTACAACGAAATGGATATTTTCCAAGGCGGCGGACAAGATGATGGATATATCAGAGCCATTTTAAATTCAGGATCTGATAGTAATGATCTCACAGTGTGGCAAGGCAAACATGCTGATGGTTCAACAGACGGTGATGAAACAGGAGACCACGAAGCATACTGGACCGTAACTGGAGATAACAATGTATTAGCAAGTTATCAAACAGACACAAACAGAGGTGGCGGTGGTGGCTCAGGCCATCACTTAGCAAATATTATCAATGGTGACAGTAATACAGTAGACCATACACAAATGGGCAAAGCAGGACACGATGGCTTTATAGAAATTGACGGCAACAATAATACTGTGGATTTATATCAACGTGGAAACGGTGGTGTTAAATGGGCAGATGTTGTTTTAGATGGTAATGGGCATACTGTAGACGTTAACCAACGTGGCAGTAATGCTGCAACTGCGGCCATTGATTTAACATATGGCACTGGCGCTTATGATTTTACATTAACTCAAAATGTAACTAGCTCAGCTGGAAGTTATAGTGTGACAGGAGTTTGCTACAACGCCAGTGGATGTACTATTACAGTTAACGGCAGTAACTAGCATGAAATTTTTATACAGTATATGGGCAGTGTTTTTTACAATCTGCCTGTTGACATACACAAAAATATCAGACCCTGTGTTTATACAGAGTTTGAGATCACAGACATTTGACAGACTACAATTTACAGACGATGTCAAGCACAGCTCAGAAGTTGTGATTGTTAATATAGGCGAACTTAGCCTCAAAGTATGGGGACAATGGCCATGGCCACGACAGAACATCGCTCAATTGATTGCAGAGTTGAGGCAATCAGGAGCAGGAATAATAGGATTGAATACAATGTTTCCCGAACCAGATCGATTCGGGGGAGATCAAGTACTACAGAGTTGGATATATCAAAATGGCGTTGTGTTAAGTCAGACACCCAGCTCCAAGGGATACAGAACTCAGGGACCGCATATTGGAACCGCTACCATAGGCTCTTCGAAGCCTACACAATACTTGCTACAGTGGAGGAACCTGGTAACTAATATTCCAGAGTTAGAGGAAGCATCGGCGGGCATAGGAGTACTAGCTAGTGCACCACAGCCTGACAACCAAACCAGAACATATCCGCTTGCTATCACTGTGGCTGATAATATATACCCAAGTTTTGTGATAGAAATGCTTAGAACATACACTGGCAAACCTAGTTATATTATTAAAACAACTGACACAGGTGTTGCAGAGTTTGCAGTGCCGCCCTTTGATGCGGTGAAAACTAATTATGATGGCACAGCTTACATAAGATTTAACAATACCTTTGATACTATAGAATATGTTCCAGATCAACCTTTGCCAGATTTAGGTGGGAAATTTGTAATCATAGGCGTTAGTGCTGAGGGAGTTAGCAATCCAGTGCCTACGCCCAGAGGTATGATATTACCACAGGATATTCAAGCCCATATGTTGCAGAACTTTGTGGATGGCAGTAATATAGTAAGAACAGATTTATTTCCCTTAGCTGAATTAGTAATTACAATTTTGAGTATGATTTTGGTGTGTGTTGCGGTATACAAACTCCCCATATGGCTGAGTTTACCTGTGAGTCTTTTATTGATGTCAGGCTATGCATATGGTAGTGTTTGGGCATATACTAACAAACTATGGTTAATAGACAGCACGTTTCCCATACTCGCAAGTTTTATAATATTTGCACAAGCCAGCTTTAATAACTTCTATGTACAATTTAAACTCAGAGAACAAATCAAGAAACAGTTTGAACACTACATTGCACCAGGCTTGGTTAAAAAATTACAAAAAAATCCTGAATTACTTAAACTTGGTGGCGAAACAAAAACCATGACTTATTTGTTTTCTGACATCAGAGGATTTACTCCTATATCAGAACAATACAAGACAGATCCACAGGGACTTAGTAAACTCATAAACAGATACATGACACCCATGACGGATATCACTTTGGATAATTCAGGAACCATAGACAAATACATTGGCGATGCGCTCATGGCTATTTGGGGGGCTCCCCTGGACGTGCCTGATCACGCCAATCAGGCTGTTAAAACAGCACAGGAAATGGAGGTGGCACTAGCCAAATTAAATGAAGAACTTCAGAAAGAAGGTTTATTGGAACTCGGTGTGGGCATTGGTATCAATACTGGGACTGCTGTGGTTGGTAACATGGGCAGTGACAAACGTTTTGATTACACTGTTTTAGGAGACAGTGTAAATTTAGCTGCAAGACTGGAGGGGCAGACCAAGGAGTATGGGGTATTCTATATGTTTACTAAACAAACTCTGGACCAACTCACAGAGTATGATCCCGACGAGCTTGCATTTATTGATCGTATCGCGGTAAAAGGTCAAACAGCTCCAGTTGACATCTATACCTTGGTTAGTGTAGAATATGCTTTAGCAATAAACTGTGTTACACATTGCTATCAGAACTTGTCTTGGTCAGATGCCAGACAGAATCTCAAGCATCTGCGTAAACATAACGAAGTATTAGCAGATTTGTATGAACACAGACTTAATCAGCCAGAACCAGGACCGGATTGGGACGGTGTAGACAGAAAAACCAGTAAGTAGTATTATGACTACCAAAATAGGCATCATAGGACACGGCTTCGTGGGCAGCGCAGTAGCTAACGGATTTAGGATAGACATAGAAAAGCTCATAGTCGACCCTGCTCTTACTAATGTTTCACTTAACGTATTAGTAAAAGACTTTAAACCCGATGGAGTATTTGTGTGTGTTCCCACTCCTGAAACTCAATCTGGTGATGTTAATATTGAAATTGCTACAGACGTACTTCAAGAACTTAATGATCTAAAGTACAAAGGCATAGTTATAATTAAAAGCACTATTACTCCCAAACATCTCACAAGGTTTAAGAAGAAATTTAGCTTATTAAGGCTAGTTTATAATCCTGAATTTCTTACAGAAGCAAATAGCTTCAACGACTTTCTTAACCCCAACATGCAGATACTTGGCGGCAAATGGCGTGACTGTGAGTGGGTAGAAAGACTATATGTTAGACACAGTAACGTCAGAGTTGTGCCCACATTTAAAGTTGATCTTATAACTGCCAGTATGCTAAAGTATACTATTAATAGTTGGTTAGCAACTAAGGTAACATTTTTCAATGAACTTCGTGAACTTTACGACGCTAGTAATACCAAGGTACCCTGGGAAAGTTTTATAGATATGCTAACACGTGACCCCAGAATAGGGGACACTCATATGCAAGTTCCTGGACCTGATGGTAAACCAGGCTTTGGTGGACACTGCTTCCCCAAGGACACAGAAGCCTTCCTATACTATGCTAAACAAATGGGAGTTGAGTTAGGTGTGTTGTATGAGGCAGTTGAGAAAAATAAAAAGTTTAGATCCTAGAAACATCTAATATTTTATCTAGTTTTTCAGTACCACCGTTGCGCATTAGGGTATTGTATGCACCTTGGTGCAACGGCTTGGGCCATACCCCAATATTCACCCAAGCATAACCTGCACTTTCAGAATTTAATTCAGGTATAAATTCTGTTTTAGTAACATAAGCAAAACTATAATAGTAAAATTTTTTGTTACGACTTTGGTATATGTCTATGGGATTAAGCTTTGTTAAATCAGGAACAAATCCTATTTCTTCTTTTAGTTCACGCTGAATACATTCAAATGGAGTTTCACCATCTTCTACCATGCCTCCCCAAAATCCCCAGGTATGCTTAAAACGTTTATCTGAGTTTCTGAGTTGTAATAAACATCGGCCAGTTTCCTGTGCTAGAAAAACTACACCAGCCGCAGTAACCTGAGGTTTATGGTATAAGTCTCCACCATCCACCATTATACGTTCCTTCGTATGAACTTAACCATCTTTCACCGTCCCATTTTAACTGCTTGTTAGTATAGTTATTGGTAACAATTTGTGATTGCTCAGATTCAGAACTATTAAACACTACCTCCCATTCTGAGGAACTGCTATATTCTATGATATCATTGGCATTGGCAACAACATTGTTGTCCGCCCAATAATTATCTCCTCCCCAGGGTGTGCTGGATGTTATTAGATATCTTTGACCTATTTGTGCAGCAGGCAATCCATCGTTGGGCTCCGCATCGTCCGGATTAATGATTCTGTCTATATCTGCAAGTGTATTTGATGGCAATGTATCTGCCGCTGTGTTCCAAATTAATTTACTTGGATCTATGGGATGTTCTTTTACTGTTCCTACTATCATGGCTAATTCATTATCTAAATCATTGCTAGTGTTTATTTTCAGTAGGCTTGTTGTATTAAGTACGCCGCCCTGAATCTCCAACAAATCACTCCATAGTGCGGGGGTATAATCAAGATTAAGTAATTGCGCTTCCGAAGATTCGATTTTAAGACGGTAGTCGTTGGGTGTTATAATCAACTGTTCAGGTGTTTCTGATACTGTCCTAAAGAAATCGTAAAATTGGCTGTCAAATCCATAGTCATCAATATCTGTGTCAGAGAAAACATTTGTGACAATGGTTTGTATAATTTGCTGACGTTTTACTTGTGCTGGTGGATTTATCCATATGGGCACATCAAATGTCATGGTAGAAATATCAATTATATCGTCCACACCAGTAGGTATCGTACGATTGCTCCAGTTTACATCTGTAAGCGTAACTTCAAATATACTGCTCCAATCAAGTGGATTATTTGTACTCTGTATTTGTATACTGGGATTAAAGATTACCATGAGCTGTTCCAGGATTTGCAGTTTTGTATCAGTATTAGGACTCCAAATATCTACCTGTATGGTTAGATTGTATGGCACTGGCATGTAGCGGTTTACAGTGTATAAGTTACCAGGGCCATTTAAATATGTGTTGGTTTGTGGATCAAATTCTCTTTCTGCTACCTGTATAGTGTCCACGTTGAAGGGTTCCTGGGTTCTGCTTTGTTCATATTTTAAACTTTGTATACTCACACTTATGAATGGAGCAGAATTTATAATATTTTCAGAATTGTTACGCATAATGTGAGTAACCATCCTGCTGCTATCTGCATATCTACATGGCACACGATTGTAATTCTCGCCTTTTTCGGTGTACTCTCTTACATGAAAATGACTAAAAATTCTTATAAGTTGAATCAGATATCTGCGTATCTGTTTGTCATACCACCAATCCAGATTATCTGATTTTCCATCTAAATTATTATATTTTCCAGCCATTTTTTAACCTTTGGGTTGTGACTTCTTTTTGCCAGCACAATGTGCTTTTTGACTAAAGCCTTTTGGATTGTTACAGTTTATGGAACTTTTATACTTCTTGGACCATTTCTCTGTAACTATTTCTGATATCTTCATTGTAGTATGTCCTTTCCTCTGCAAAATGCCATTCGCCATTGAGAAACACTACCAGTCTGCCAGTGAATTCATCAAACGCATACATTCTATCTACTGGTTCAAGAATTTCTTTA